CAGGAGATATTTCTCATTCTTTCTACTCCTCTTGGAAGTGTTCCACACAGGCCTGAATATGGCTCAAGAATATATGAATATTTGGACAAGCCGATGAGCATTGCAAAACCTCTGATACTGGCAGAGGCTTGGAGGGCTTTACGAAAAAACTCAGAAAGATTTCTGGTGACAGACATAAAGCTTGTTGCTGCATCAGAGTCTGGAAAGTTTGTTTTTAAGATAAAAGGGATTCCGCAGTCAAAGGAAGTTGATGAAGAGGTGGTGCTAAGCGTTTTTGCAGATTTTACAAAGATAACATGAAAGGTTAGATAGTATAGCAATATGATAAATATCCGAAATATTCCTGAGCCAGTTTTTGTCGAAGCTGACTGGGACAATATCTATAAGGAACTTTTCCAAACCTATGAGCGGGTAGCTGGACAACAACTTAGCAAGGGACAGCTTGAAGCAGTTCTTTTAAGCATTTTTGCTTACAGAGAGAATTTGTTGCGAATAATAATAAATGAGACAGCAAAGCAGAATCTTTTAGCCTTTGCAAGAGGTGAAGTTTTAGATCACTTAGGAGCACTTCTTGGGGTTTCAAGGCTTACCGCACAGCCTGCAAGAACAATAATCAGATTTTATTTTTCAGGATTAGACCAAAATATTCTGATCCCTAAAGAGACAATGATAGCAAGCAGGGATGGAAAGGTAGTATTTGAAACTGAAGTTGATGTTCAAGTGCCAGCACAAACAGAATACATAGATGTATATGCAGTTTGTACGCAAGCAGGCACAGTTGGCAATGGATATATTCAGGGACAGATTGCAGAACTCGTTGATCCTATGCCGTTCGTTGAGAAGGTAGAGAATGTTTCTATTTCGTATGGAGGGCAGGATGATGAAGACGATGAAAGATTTAGGGCTCGCATACAGCTTGCACCAGAGGCCTTCAGTAATGCCGGAAGTAAGGGGGCGTATAAGTTCTGGGCAAGAACTGCACACCAGGACATAGCGGACGTATCTGTTCTTAGCCCTGAACCAGGGATCGTAAAGGTTGTGGTACTACTTAAGGATGGACAAATTCCTGGAGACGAGATTCTGGAACAGGTATATACAATTTTAAATGACGAAAAAATAAGACCACTAACAGATTATGTCATCATTTCTGCACCCGAGGTGGTAGAGTACGAGATCGATGGGGAAATATATTTATATAAAGATATAGCTTTCGCAAACGAAATCATAAAGCAGGCTCAAAAGTTCTGCGAGCAGTATGCTTCTACTTTGAAAAACTCTTTAGGGAGAGATATTGTCCCAGAGCAGATTATAGAGCAGATTCAGAAGATTGGGGGAGTGTATAGAGTTGTTTTGAATGAACCGTCTTATACAAAGCTTTCTGTAGAAGAAGTTGCTGTGTGCACAAATATCAGCTTAACGATAGCGGGGTCAGAAGATGGTTAAAACTAAAGATATTCTTCCAGTTAATTTACAGGGTGACAAAAATATAGAGGCTATATGTGAGGCTATAGATAAAGTTTTTTATACGGAAGAGGAAATAGGCAAGCTTCTGGTTTATATCATAGACACTGTGGATGTTTCGGCTTTTAACTGGCTTGCCTGGCAGTTCCATATTGAAGGCTGGGAGCTTGCCCAAACCGAAGCAGAAAAACGCTCACTCATCAAAAAGGCAATAGAGCTACACCGCTACAAAGGCACCATATGGGCGGTGAAAGAGGCAATCAAGGCAGTAGGCTACGCTGATGCAGAACTGGAGGAGCGTTTTCCTCCTGTAAAGTATGACAATACATACACATACTCAGGGACAGAAACCTATATGGGAGGCCTGCGGTGGGCACTGTTCAGGGTTCTCATTGATATTGGGGAAAGGAAATCACTCACCCAGACAGATATTCAGAAGCTCATAGCCTTAATCAACGAATACAAGAACGTGCGAAGTCATCTTAAAGACATCAGTTTCAGATCAACTGTTCAAGATAGATTTGCTGACTTTATAGACAGTTGGTTTTCTAAAGTGCTTGCAACCTACCAGGACATCAAGCCCTGGGGACTCAGATATGACGGAAGCATTGCACACAATCAGGCAGTTCAGAATCTGCATAACGGAAGCTTCAGATACAACGGGCAGAAAAAATACGATGAGTGGCAGATTACGGGTCACAGACACGACAATGTATGGGATACTGCAGATTTCAGTGTTGGTATGGCTGTTTCTGATGAAGTTGAGATATCTGCACGATACGACGGAAGGCTCAGATATTCAGGTTTTCACTACGGCTCAGATGCTCCTTTTGCAGTGGATCCTGCGATGAAGCTCAGGATCACCCGACACATCAGGTATGACGGCAGATATAGATATAGCGGGGCTCTCTATGATGGAAGCTTCAGATACAACGCATCACGCAGGTATTTTGAGGGTATCTACTATCGTGGAAACATTGTTACACAGGAGGCAGTAGTATGAAATTTGAGGAAAAAGATGTCAAGTTAAGGGGCATATTTGAGCTACGCATAATCAAAAACGGTACTGTTATAGAGCAATACAAAGATGAAAACATGATCATGAATAAGGTAGCAGATGCCCTTGCGAAATTCATAGGCGGTGATGGAGCTGGCAAAACAATAACAAAAATCGGCTTTGGCACGAACGGTTCAGGTCCTACACCAGATGATACTTCACTCACAAATGCCTACGTGAAATCTATTTCTTCTCGCTCCTATCCACAGGTTGGTCAAGTGCGTTTCAACTTCAACCTTGCAATTACAGAGGCAAACGGAAAAACAATACGGGAGTTTGGTTTAATCTGTAGCGACGACACATTATTTGCGAGAAAAACTCGGGGAGCAATAGAAAAATCATCAGACATAGCCCTTGAAGGGTCTTGGACAATTATATTCTGATCGAAAGGAGGTATAAAGTATGGCAAATCTACCAGAATCCCCAACATGGGTATCTGGAATATACCAGATTGAGACTACTGATCCAGTAGTCGGTGGACCTGATGGAATTTCAAATTTGCAGGCAAAGCAACTCGCAAACAGAACAGCATGGCTCAAACAAATTGCAGATGAGGTTATAGCGGCAAGAGGAGGAAAAAGTTCGCTTGATGAAAGGCTCGATCAGTATGATGCATATTCTCCTGAGCAGCAGACAGACATTGTTGCGGGAATACTGGAAGCCTTAGGACTTGGTGGTTTACTTTCGAAAGAGATTGAAAACATTAGAAAGCGAGTTTTTGCACAAGGCGTAGCGTACCTGAAAAACAAATACGTTATTCAAGGCTTTGTTCTCACCAAATCAGACATAAGAGCTTTACATCTAAGCGAAACTGGCACAGTTGGCACAGGCGTGAGCAGGGCTAAGATTGACGGAATGATCATCTCTGTTGCTGACGATGACTATCATGTGAGCGTGCCTACGAACGAGGACAATTATGACAAAACGTATTATGCCTACTTGAGAAAACAAACGGATGGTACATACAGAGTAGAGATTAAACTAGCTGTTCCGCCTGATGGGCTGGTGTTGTACTCACTTCTAATCCCAGCAGGTGATACTAGAAACCTAAACAATGTGACACTCACAGACTTGCGGACAGTCCAGCCTGAAAATGGCTGGATAATAAATTCAAGACCATACGTGTACGTTCCACTGCCCTACACTTTGCCTTCTGCTGATTACGGCGTTGACCTTGAGGTTGAGGGCACTACAGATATATCAGCTGTGGGAAGTTTGAGGATCTATAACAGGCAAACAAACGGCTTCCGCATAGAAATGACAGGTTCGGCAGACAATGTCCGAATCCGCTGGACTCTGCACAATATAAACTATGCATAGGAGGTATGCAATGATTGTCAATGAAATGAATGAAGGCAGAAAAGCTGAATACAGCCTTGATGGATATATCCTGACCGTAGATGGTGAGTCATATGATTTGGCTGCGCTGCAACAAGATACGGAAGTCATACTAGATGTCATCAAAAACAATCAATACATTGCAAACATAATCATTCCGCCTCGCAAATATAGATATGTAGAAAGGCAAGAAACAGACATATCAGGAGAACCCATCACAGTTCAGGTTCCAGAGCCTGAACCGCTGGATATCAACGCAGTTATCTTGAATCTCTGGGCAATCCCAGAGGTAAAGACAAATACAGAAGGAGGTATGTAATATGCCAATAACAATATCAGTACCAGATGCACTCCGTCAGGCAGTAGAGGCTGCAAGCGGAGGAAGAAACACAGTATTGTATGACGCTAAAGGGTATCCCTCCATCATGGTCGTGATACCCAAATTCAATCTCCAAGACATAGACCCGAGCTTGGGCACAGGAGTTCACCCAGCATTCATCGTAAACGGCGTAGAAAAATCAGAAATATTCATCGGGAAGTATCAGGCAATCGTCCATGACGGTGTGGCCCTGAGTTTGCCAGGGCAGGACCCAGTAGTGGATGTCACCTTTAACCAGGCGCTTCAATATTGTGCAGCAAAAGGACCTGGCTGGCATCTAATGGCCAACGCAGAATGGGCAGCAATTGCCCTTTGGTGCTGGAAAAACGGATTCCAGCCCAGAGGTAACAATAACTATGGAAGAGACCACTCTATGACATATGAGACTGGTCGGCGTGTAGATAGAAAAGCCCCTGGGGATACATCAGGAACCCCAAGAACCCTTACAGGCTCAGGACCAGCAAGCTGGTATCACGATAATACCTTTTTCGGAATAGCAGATTTGAACGGAAACATTCGGGAGTGGGTTGGAGGGATGAGGCTGGTCAACGGCGAGATACAAATCCTTCCAAACAATGATGCCGCAGATAATACAAAAGACCAAAGCGCCAACTCAACCCTGTGGAAAGCAATCCTCGCAAGCGATGGCTCCCTTGTTACGCCAGGCACCACAGGGACTTGCAAATATGACTCTGTTGGAACGCCTGGGCAGGGAACTACTTCCACCCAGCTGGACGATGTAATTGATTATGAAACAGGAGACACAAATTACACAAGCAATATATTTCAGTCTCTTGCGGCTGATACTGGAATCACCCCACCAGCAATTTTGAAACAGCTTTTGCTGTTTCCTATAGCCTCTACAGGTCTCGGCGACGGTAGAATATTGATGCGAAACTCAGGCGAACTGTTTCCTGTCCGTGGCGGCAACTGGGCCAGCGGCTCGAACGCTGGCGTCTTTGCGTTGGACCTGAGCTACCCTCGCTCGGGCGCGTACTGGAGCCTCGGCATTCGCCCCGCTTTTGTATTGTAATCTGGAATCTGGGGACCTGAAAATCTGGTGGAAAGTCTAAAAATTCGACAGAAATGCGAGGACATGATCAGGTACGGATACATATGTTTAAGGCAGTTTCCAAAATCAGAGAAGTTTACGCTTGCAGCAGATATAAAACGCGCTATGATGAGACTTCCTGCTGTAGCTCGGCTACAGAGGTTTATGAGAAAACTGCGGAGAAATTACGACAATTTTTACGTTCTTAAAGCAGATATCAGTCAGTATTTCCCGAGCATCAATCATTCAATCCTGATGAATATCATTCAACGGACAATTCGATGCAAAGACACGCTCTGGCTCATAGAAACCATCGTCTCCCAGACAGACCAGGGGCTCCCTATCGGAGCCTTGACAAGCCAACTGTTTGCAAATGTGTATCTCAATGAGCTTGATCACCACATCAAAGACCAATTAGGTGTGAAATACTATATGAGGTATATGGATGACTTTGTAATAACCCATCCCGACAAGAAATATCTGAAGCGATTGCTGTGCGACATCCAGGACTTCCTAACCACCAAGCTTGCCCTCAGGCTCAACCCCAAAACCCGCATCTATCCCTATACGCATGGCGTAGATTTTGCGGGGTACAGATTTATCACACATTATCCCACAATAAAGCAGAAAAAAACACGAAAAATTGTAAACCGTTGTTTTGGAATTTTGTAAACTTTTAATTGGAATTTTGTAAACTTTTGAATTGGAATGAACATAGATTAAGGAATTTTTTAAAAAACGAGATTAATCGATATCTAAACAGGGTTATAAAGGCATACAAGCCTGCACGCATTGTAGTTGAACGGCTTGATTTCAGAAGTCCTGTTTTTCTTTTATTCTTACTTTTTTAGCTCCAAACTCTGCGGCAC